ATAGAATTTACAGATAATGATGGTATTTTATTAGAGAACACTTCAAGACTTAGAGAGGGTACAATCGATTCGGGAGCAGGCGGTGGTGTTGCTCAAATTTGTGCAGTTGGTTACGAGTTGAAATGGGAAGCAGGGAGTCAGTACGTAATGGATGGAAACGGTACTTTAATACGTGAAGTAAATCATAAGTTCAACATCGTTCCCGATTCAAGCAACGATAGTACGCAAGGATTTTATGTAGGTTCTCGTTGGGTATTAGATAACGGAGATGTTTACGTTTGTACAAATAGCACATCAACTGCTGCGGTTTGGGAAAAGTTACCTAGTGTATCTGATTTAGTTCCTTATACGGGTGCTATTGCTGACGTAAATTTAGGTACAAATTCTTTAAGCACTGAGAAGGTATTTTTATACGATGGTGCTAATGATAACTACGGAAGCGTTCACTATACAGATGGAAACTTTCACATTGAAGATGCAGATGGACATCCTTTGATTGTAGTAGAAGATGGATTTGTTCAGATTCATAAAGATGCAACTATTCAAAGTAATCTTTACACAAGTGGTTTAACGGCTATTAGAGACCATTATCTTCCTAATGCTAGCGGAACACTTGCTTTAACTAGTGACATCCCAAACATTCAGGTAGATATTACTTCTCCAACGGGTGGAGCAGGGCTTGAATACAACGCTGCTACTAGTAAATGGATTGACGCAGGATTACAATATACAATAGAACTTATAGATGCTTTAACGGTTGATTTTTACGCACCTTATAATATGGTTATAACATCAGTTAGCAATGTATTAAATGCGCCTACAATCACTTTAAAAGATGATGGTGCTACTTACACACTAGGAAACACAATAGCGATTGGAAGTAAAATAACAGTAACCGCTTCTACTGCTTCGGTTGTTAATCTAAATATAACTAAATAATGAGTGATAATAGATACATAAAAGCATCTGCTCCAGCTTCATCTACTTCCGTTGGTGCAATGCTAACTAAGACAGGACAAACCACGAGTTATGCGACAAACGATGATGGTGATTTAGAAAAAGGGCGTGGTTCGTCTTTCTTTACTCTAATATCAAATAGTCCATTTGGTAACACAAACCGTTTTACAAGCGACAATTTTAGCGCACAAACAACCTATACAAACAACATCGTAATAGATTGGAATACTTATGATGGGACAACGGTATTAGGGTATCGCAGAACTGAATTAAATGTAACTTCAGGCGGTTGGGCAAATTGCGTTTCTACTTGCGCATCGCTTTCTTTTGGTGGATATACAAGCGGATGGCGATTAGCAAACCTTAACGAGTGGAATAATATAATTAATATTGAGTATTCTAATCCTTTAGGATATGCACCTTTTAATACTTTTGCATGGACTTATACGTCTCACACTTCATCTTCATATAAGGGTGCGCCAACTGTTTATTCATGGGGTGTAAATACATTAGGATATAATCAAGCTAAAGATAAAACAGAAAACTCTTCATGCTTAGTCGTTAGAACATTCACAGTATCAGGAACAACTTTAACTTAAAATTATGACAATTAAATTTAACAATTTCTCAGCTACAATAAATATTGAAAGCGTTGAAATTACAAACGTAAACGACAACATTAAAGCTAAAACTGCAAGTGTTGATTTGGTGCTAAATGGTAAGTATGGAACTACTTTAAATGGTTTCACTTATACTACATCTTGGGAAGATAGCGAGGTCTTAGCATGGGCTAATAATGAATTAAAAAACTACGAAGTCAAATGAACCTAGAAACCACTCTCAAGGCAATTAAAGACTACGGTATTACGGGTGTCTTGGTTGCATGGCTATTTATTACAAATAATAGATTATCAATTGTAGAAAATAAACTTTTTGATTGCTACATGACGAAGCATTCAAGTGCAAAAACTACAGAAAACGTGTTATTAATACCTGAGTTCTTAGCTATCTTGCCTAGTAATCCAATAGGCAAAATAGAACATTATATGTAATTACGTATAAAAACTTTATAAACACCAATTTTATATGCAAATGAATATAATTAAGCAAATAGTAAACGATACTTTAAAGAAATATGGTCGCTGGAGTAGAACGTCTTTAACGATGTTTTCAGCGTGGTTTGTTGCGGTTGTAATGGCTTGTATAGATTTTGCGTTTAATGGTCTTAGGTTTGATGTATGGCTTACTTTAGTAGGTGTTGCAATGGGTTCTAAGATAACAGATAGTTTCAGTAAAAAGATAGAGAGATGAATAAAGAAGATAGAGAATTTAGACTATTGATTATAATAGCATTACTTTGTGCGTTTTGGATTGGCTTCTTATCTAGTTGTTCTGCTAATTATCACATGGCTAAGTTCATTAAAAAAGGTGGTATAATAAAAAATGACACTACTTTGGTAAGGATTTCAGACACGATTAAGGTAAACGGAAAAGATTCTATTATCTACCGTACATTTAACAAAGTATGTCCTGAGATGCAATCCCCAAAAACACGATGGGAAACACGAATAGAATACAGATACAAAACGAAAATAGAAAAGGCACAAATAAAGTGGCGCACTAAGTACCAAATCAAGTACATTAAACAACAAAAAAAGATTGAAACAAAGAACAACAAAACATTAAACTTGCTTTTAATTGTCTTGGGTTTAATAACAATTACTATCTTAGCGTTTAAATTTTCTAAATAATCACTCTATGAATTTAAAAACTTACATTGATTTTATCAAAAGGTGGGAGGGAGGACTATCTCTCGACACCAACGATTCAGCTAGTTCTTATCCATGCCCAACACCGTACAATGGTAAAAGTGGATATCACACAAACGTAGGAATAACCTATAAAGTTTGGGTTTCTGTATTTGGCAAAGACAACGATTCACGATTCTTTAAAATGTCTAATGAAGATTGGTTTAAAGTATTCAAACCGCTTTATTGGGATAACGTAAAAGGAGACGATTACGAGTGTTTTAGCGTTGCAGTAATAGTAACAGGTATAGCATGGGGTTCGGGCGCACACAGAGCAGGGATAACACTACAACAAGCGATTAATAATTGCGGTGGAAACTTGGCAGTAGATGGTAAAATTGGAATGAAGACAATCGCAGGTGCAAATGCTATTGATAACCTACGATTATTTAATGAGTTGATTAGACTTAGAAAGCAATTCTTTTTAGCTATTTCAGAACCAGGAAGCAAGAACGCTAAATTTAGAAAAGGTTGGTTAAACCGATTAGCTGACTACGAAAAAACTTTTAGACCTTCTTGATGAAGGTTTTTTTATTTACCTAAATATTTGATTATGAAACCAATTAAAGGATATGAAGAATTATATTCTATTGATGAAAGCGGAAACGTTTTTAGTCATGTTAGAAATATAATTTTAAAACCAGCATTAAACAGAAATAATAACAGAGGAATGTTATTTGTTTGTCTTGTAAAAGATGGAAAAAGAAATATTAAATACATACATAAATTACTAGCTTGATATATTCCATCAAACGTAGGAATGTCTTTCCAAATTTCTTGCATAATATACACTTTAAATAAAACACTGAATAAGAAAGAGAGGAAAACGTCAGTGCTTCGTTTTATCAGTTGGTAGCTACTCCAAACCTATCCTCTCTTTATAGACGTAAACTATTTAATTAAGTTAATTTAAAATGGGAGGTCGTTTACTGATTCTTCAATCTTAGCAGATGTGCTTTGAATCTCATCTTTAACAAATGGCGCACTAATCTTTGCACTAAAAAAATTCTTAGTTCCATCCTTTGAAGTCTTTACCCATAAAGCGATTTCTTTATCCACTCCATCAACGTTAATTTTACCTTTGTAGTCTGGATGGTTTTCCGCCTTTTTGTCGTTCTTGAAAATTGCTCCTGTGTTCGTGTTATCGTAACTCATTTTACTTGTTTTTATTTGTTATTAAAAATTATTTATGCTATAAAAAAAATTGTTCTTAAAGATTCGTAGTATTCACGTGCTACCTCTACACGTTGCTTTACTCTTTCAATTGCTTCGTTATCTCGTTTGATTATAAAGCGTTTTACTCTTAGCGAGTTTGGCAAATGGTCAAAGTTATGTGATGCTTGCACCGCTTCACGCACATCTAAATCTTCATCAATTAGATTCAGCTTCCAATGCATTCTACGTACCTCATCTTCCACTATTTGAAAAGGTGTATTTGTTAAGCAGTAAACTAGTTCCGCTTCTTCGTGTCCTGTTAGCATCATGTACGCTTGCATCTGCCAAAAGTAATCTTTATTTTTTAATTCTTTGTCAAACATTGGAAAAGTTGAGCCGTTCCATGAACATTTGATATCCGCTAAAAGTGAATCCGTTAAGATGTCAGGCTCTCCCGTTAACCAATCGTTGTTAAATCTTGTTTCATTCTTTACTACGAACTCCCAATTTAAGACCTCAGAAGCCATTTGAATAGCGATATCTTCATTCTCTATACCTTTGTCGGTGTAACGGCTTGAAAACTCTTTATAAATACCATATTCACGTTCTTTGAATAACTCTTGAATGTATGATTTGGTAGTTTCGGAAAGACCTTCCCCCGTTCGAGGGTTGGTCATTAACTTTCCTAGAGACGATGCTCTAAATAATAGTTTTTCCATTACAATAGTTTTAATGCTGATTGTTGAATCTCGCTAAGTTCAAATTTATCTAAGTCGCTTATCTTAGCTTTGCCTTCTGTAATCGCTTGTAGTGCTTTCTCAAAACGTTCCGTAGTGATTGTAGGCTTCGTGTTTTTAACAGTCTTTGCGATTTCATTACCATCATCATCAATTGCTTGAAGACTTAATAAACTTTGCAATGTCGCTCTACGAAAGTAAGTAACGCCCGCAATTTGTTTTTGAGGGTCATTAACTACAGGAAGCAATAAACTACTTTCTACATACTCGCCACTTTCAATGTCAATTATCCTAGTACACACACACCCGTTTATTATCGGTTGTAAGACTATCAAATCGTATTTTAGTAGGATTGGTTCAGTCGCTTCTAAAAGTGCGTTTAAATCAGCGTATTTAGACTTGAAGAAAGGGTTGTCTTTACCTTTAGATACTTTACCGATTTCTTGTTTAGCCTTCCACAACTTAAACCATAAAGTCGCAGGTTTAGGAATTAAATCCTCAAATGTTTCTTTTTTCATGTTCTTATTTTTTATTTTGTTTCTACAAATATAAACAATTTTGTTAATTAAATGTCAAACGTTGTAAAAATATTTTCTTCCTCACGTTCTTCTAGTGTTTTACGAATCTCTTCTTTTAGTTCTAACAATTCTTTTAAGTTATTGCAGTCTAAAACTCTTTGCTCAATGTAACTTACTTCAGCTTTAGGCTTTAATTTCTGAGTTAATTCTAGCTTGTTACAAACGTTTTCTTTTAAAACTTCAAAGTCTTCGTAACCGCAAAGTCTTTCGTATTGGTTAAGCCCGAATAATACTGTTGCATGGTCACGATTAAACTTCTTACCGATTGCTTGTAAACTCATTCCTTTATTGCGTAGATGCTTATAAAGAATGTTTCTAGTATAGACTAACTCACGTTTTCTGCACTTAGATTTTAAATCGTACTCTTCAATGATTTCTTCTACTGTCATAATTTTAGTGTTAGTTCTTCGTTAGTTAAAGCAAAGTATAAGTTTTGTAATTGATGTACATATTTAATAGTATTAGGAATAGAAGCGCCTTCGTAACCATACCCATCGTTAATATAAACAACACAACTTCTAGCATCGTACATAAGGCTAAATTTATCTAACTCTTTCCAATACTCCCAATTAATATCATCTACTTCAAAACCAAAGTTTAATAGCCATTTATCATTCAATGGAATAGGACTAAAAAAGTCATCTCTAAAACTAAAATCTCCTTCTAACATTTGTATTTCAGTTCTATGTATTAAAACCCAATTTCCAATTCTTAATTCATTTTTCATAACTCTATTTGTTTAAGTGATTCAGCTAACCAATTTCTAAAGGCTAGTTGTATGTTGTTCTGTTGCTCCATTGCTTCGTTGTAGTCTTCCGTTTTTTCGGTATTCGTGTACATTCTATCAAATGCTCTAATTGAATTAACTACGGTTTCTCGTCTCATCTTTGCTAGTCTATTCATAGGTACATCTTCTAGGAAGTCAGCTAGTACGGGAAGGAGTGCCGTTGAAATAATTAGTTTGTGTGCTGGTGTCATGCTTCAAATTCTTTTAAATATAAATCAATTACTCTTTTCGTCTTTTCTAAGTCTTCTTTAAACTGCCCTTTTTTACGACATCTTGTAATTCGTTTAATGATGTCAAACTCCCAAGCGTTTAACTCATGGTCTTGTGCAAACTTATAAAGGCTTCCGTTTGTGTTGTTGTAGTGTTTATCCTCTTGCATTATTTAGTTGTTTAATCTGTTTGAAAATGTGTTCCGCTTTCTCGTTAAATGTCATTCCTTGACCGTAGTCTACCGTTGACTGTATTCTTACTTGTTGTTTAGGAATGTAAACATTCTCTTTTGTTTGTGGCTTTACGTTTTTATTTAGCCATGTGTTTAGTGCTTTCATATTATTTAATTTTAGGTTGACAATCACATCTTACAAAGTGGCTTTCGTCTCCTTCGCCATCGTCGTACCATCCTTGTTCACATTCATCACATTCGTTCATGTCGTCAAAGTTTTTAAACTCACGTAGAAAATTGATGTCTAAAATGATTTCTTGAGATGGCTGATGGATAGCAATATCAAACTCTTTACCGTTTACTAAGACCTTTGCAAAGTCTTCTTCTAGTTCTATAATAATCATAACTCTAATTTAATTTGTGTTAATACTTGTAAGTAAGCGCTCCAAAGTCTTCTGCTTCCACGCTCACTTGTGTCTAGTTGTTGCTTGCGTCTTTCACAATAGCTTTCGTAACCATGAAACGTTTTAATATCTGATTTCATTCTTTCAATTCTCTTGTCCATGTCTTGCGCCATTTGCAAAATTTGGTTAGCTTTTTCTTGTAGTTCTATTGCTCTCTTTTTCATCTTGTTTTGTTTAATGATAAATATAAATCTTCTAAATAATCAACTTTAGATTCCCATTTTTGAGAACGTTCGTATCTGTCACGTTCTTGACGTTGCGTATGTGCTTTTGAGTGTAATGCTTTTGAGTGCATATCTCTTGCTTTTGCTAAATCTGATTTTACTTTTTCTAAGTTCATAATTCTGTTTTTTGTTTGTGCCTTATTGACCTTACAAACATACTACAATTATTTAACTTACAAACAATTTTGTTAATAAAAGTGTAAATTAGATTAAAATTACGTAGAAATACGTAGAAGAAACTAAGTAGAACTACGTAGTAAACGCATAACTGTAAATAGTTTTTACAAAAAATGTGTAAAATGTAAAGAGTATTTAATACAAATTGAATAGAATGTCAAGATATTTTAATACAAAACTAAACGTTCACACGTTCACGTATCGTGAACAAGTAACTATTATGAACTAAAAAACCCCCACCGAAGCGAGGGCTTAACCTAAACAAAACAAAATTTGAACTATGAATCAATGCAAACTTACAAATTATTCTTCATTTTCCACTGTAAAAAATCTATAAATGTTTTGTTGTTTATTTTATAGCTTGATTTATTGCATGAATTACAACTCATATAGTGCTGAATAGTTCCTGCTGGAGTTGTGTATGTTTTGCGTAATCGTATCTCATAGCTTTGGCAATTTGGACACCCAAACTTTTCTCCACCTCTCAAAACTGAGTAATTGACTTTTGGCTTTGTGTAAGGTTGTAACTTCTCAAATACTTTCTCAAGTACGATAACATCCATGTCGCAATACTCCACCATTCGTTTTAATGCTTCCTCATCTTTGTTGAATATGATTGCTTTCCACATATCCATTCCTTCGTGTTTCAGCTTTGCACCTACACCAAGATATTTAGCAATGTAATCTAGTTTATTAGAGTTGAAATTAAACTGACTTTTAGCGTGTTTAAGCGTGTCAATAGTTTGGTATTGTGGAAACATCTCAAGACGATGAAATAAGCATCTTGTACGAAGCCATTTAATGTCGAATCTGTCTCCGTTATGAGCAATTACCTCATCCGCTTTGTTTAGTTCTTTAATAAAGGCTTTGAGTAGTTTCTTATCGCATTGGTTTTTATCCCAAGTTAGGTTATGTACTTTGTCGTTTCCTTCCCACTTCCAAGATACGCAAATTATAGCACGCTCTTTTATAATATCGTCAGGTTGTATAGTTAGATTGTAACCACTGCGCCAAAAGATACCAACGTTAAAAGAGGGTTCGCTATACATGAATATTCTTTTTTTCATAATGTTTTAACTTGACATCTGAGAATACAGCCTCATGTATGCATATCTGGATT